CCATCACAGGTTCTGTTCATGTTGTTCCAACAGATCGTCGAAGAAGGCCGTGCGTTCGCGTCCAGCGATTTGAAAGTCAGCGACATGTCTGCCGGCGCACCGGTGGGCACCACACTAGCGCTGCTTGAGCGCACTCTGAAGGTGATGACAGCGGTGCAGTCACGCTTGCACTATGCGATGAAACAAGAGTTCAAACTCTTGAAAGCAATCATTGCCGATGAGTCCGACGACTACGAGTACGACCCAGAAGACGCAAGCCGCAAGGCCAAGAAGTCCGACTACCACATGGTGGACGTGATCCCAGTGAGCGACCCCAACGCGGCGACGATGGCGCAGAAGATTGTGCAGTACCAAGCTGTGCTCCAGCTTGCACAGTCCGCTCCCCAGTTGTACGACTTGCCGTTGCTGCACCGTCAGATGATTGAGGTGCTGGGTGTCAAGAACGCGGCTAAGCTTGTTCCTATCGAGGAAGATGCAACGCCTACAGACCCGATTCAGGAAAACCAAAACCTCTTGACTGGCAAACCACTCAAGGCGTTCATTGAGCAAAATCACCCAGCGCACATCACGGTTCACATGGCTGCGATCCAGAGTCCCAAGATTCAGCAGTTGATGCAGATGAACCCAGCGGCGCAGCAGATCATGGCGGCAGCAATGGCGCACATCAACGAGCACATTGCGTTCGAGTACCGGCTGCAGGTCGAGCAAGCGATGGGTGTGCCCCTGCCAAGCGAAGAACAAAACAAACACATGGACCCCTGCTTGGCCGACCAGATCGCGCAGTTGGCAGCACAAGCGTCACAGCAACTTCTCCAACGCGATCAGCAAGAAGCCGCCCAGCAAGCTGCGCAACAACAAGCGCAAGACCCAGTCGTGCAGATGCAACAGCAAGAGCTCCAGCTTAAACAACAAGAGCTGCATCTCAAAGCACAGAAGCAACAAATCGATGCTGCCGAGAAAGCCGACCGCCTTCGCATCGAGCAAGAACGTATCCAAGCGCAGTTGCAGATCGCTGGTATGCAGGTGGGGGCGCAAGCCGCTGCCAACAAAGACAAACTCAAACGCCAACAAGAAATTGAAGGCGCACGCATGGGCGTAGACATCGCCAAGCACAAAGCCCAGATGCACAATCAAAATCGCCAGCAAAACATGCAGGCAGCTCAAGCGCGTCAGGCTGCGCAGCAAAAGCCTAGCAAAGGGAATGAATGAGAGAGCATCAGATTCTGGCGCACATCGCCAAACAAATTGTTGAGGAACGTGGTGCATACGAGAGGGCCGTCGCAAGCGGCACTCCCAAAGACTACGCCGAATACAAAAACCTCTGCGGGATCATCCAAGGTCTAAACCTCGCGGAGCGCACTATCAACGACCTTGTGCAAAAAATGGAGAAATCTGATGAGTGAATTTGACGTGTCTGCTGTGGACCTATCCGGCATTCTTAACCAGAGCGCTGAAGAAAAAGCCAAGCAGTTGCCCGATCCTGCCGACTACATGTTGCTGTGCGTTGTCCCCGAGGCAATGGAGCAGTATGCCGACAGCGAAAGCGGGATCATCAAGTCAAGCCAAGCTATGCACTACGAAGAAGTACTGACCCCAGTATTGTTTGTGGTGAAGTTGGGCCCGACTGCATACCAAGATAAGTCGCGGTTTCCTAACGGACCCCGCTGCAAGGAAGGCGACTTCGTCGTTGTCCGCCCCAATTCAGGCACCCGCTTGAAGATTCATGGCCGTGAATTCCGCATCATCAATGATGATTCAGTTGAAGCGACTGTGCAAGACCCCCGTGGAATCACACGAGCTGCATAAGGAGTAAACCATGCCGTTACCAGAATTCAAAGGTGAGGACTTCGAGTTCCCCGATGAAAAACAAACCAAGCAAGCTGCCGCTGAAGACGATAAGTTTGAAGTGGAAGTTGAGGACGATACACCTCCCGAAGACCGTGGCCGCAAGCCCATGAAGGAGCCTGTTGAAGACCCAACAGAAGAAGAGTTGGCCAGCTACGACGAGAAAGTCCAAGCGCGTATCAAGAAGTTCACCCGTGGCTACCATGATGAACGACGCGCAAAAGAACAAGCTCTGCGTGAAAGCCAAGCAGCAGAAGCGTACGCACGCCAAGTGCTCGAAGAGAACAAGCGTCTCCAACAGCAGCTTGCCACAGGCAGTAAAGCCTTCATCGAGACCTCCAAAGGTGCCGCTGAAACTGAGCTTGCCGCAGCTAAACGCCGCCTTAAAGAAGCCCACGAAGCGGGTGACTTTGAAGCTGTAGCAGATGCGCAGGCCGACATTTCACGCGCCACTTTGCGTTTGGACAAAGCCTCTGATATGAGACCCATCGAGGTTCAGGAACGCGAAGAGTTCAAGCCCGCGCCGACTGAACCCCAGCCCCCACGATTGAGTCGCCGTACCCAGCAATGGATGGAGAGCAATAGCGATTGGTGGGGTCAAGATGAAGAGATGACGATGACTGCAATGGGCCTTGACAAGAAGCTCCAGAAGCAGTATGGTCCAGAATATATCGGTACGAAGGAATACTTCGATACAATCGACAAAACAATGCGAAAGCGTTTCCCTGAGTATTTTGAAGATGCTCAGAGCGAAGAGGATACTGATCCGCCCAAAAAGAGATCGACCCCGGTGGAAGAGGAAGAAGTTCCTCAGCGCCGTGCTTCAAAACCCGCTACCGTTGTGGCCCCAGCCGCACGTAGCACACCGCCTAACCGTATTCGTTTGAAGGCATCCGAAGCTGCGATCGCTCGCAGGCTTGGGGTTCCAATCGAAGAGTACGCGAAACAGGTTGCCAAACTTAATAGAGGTTAAACATGGAACAAGCAGTTCAAACAAACGGTAAAACAAATCGCCTAGCTCGTGAGCTGGAAGATCGTAAGTCAGCAATGCGCCAACAAGCGTGGCGTCCACCTGAAACTTTACCGAGTCCTGATCCTCGTCCCGGTTGGACTCATCGTTACATCCGTACAGCAATGTTGGGTGCCGCTGATCCAAGCAATATCTCTAGCAAGTTGCGCGAAGGATTTGAACCCTGCAAAGCAGAGGACTATCCCGAGCTCATGATGCACGCAAGCACCGAAGGTCGTTTCAAAGGAAACATCGAAGTGGGCGGGCTGCTGCTCTGCCGTATCCCTTCTGAGTTTTTGGAACAGCGTAGCCAATACTACGCACACCAGAACAAGGCCCAGATGGATTCAGTGGACAACAGCTATTTGAAAGACAATGATCCTCGTATGCAAAAGTTCGCGGAACGGCAAACGAAGGTCACATTTGGTTCTGGTTCTTAACAATTTTCAAGGAGTCTTAAATGGCTTACCCTACCGCGTCTAGCACGTACGGCCTGAAACCCATCCAACGATTGGATGGTATGCCTTACGCCGGAGCGATCCGTCAAATCCCCGTGGCCGCTGGCTACGCTACTGCAATCTTAAACGGTGATACCGTGAAAGAAAGTGGTGGCTACCTCGTGGCAGCAAACACAACCAACTCTGGTGACATCGTCGGTGTCGTCGTTGGTTGCCAATACGTGAACTCGCGGGGTAGAACTGTCCAAGGTCAGTTCTACCCCGCAGCCGCGTCTACCACTACCGCATTGGCTTACGCCTATGTTGTGGATGATCCTACTGCCGTGTTCCAAGTCGCAGCTACCACTGCTGGTTCTACAACTCCTGCAGCTTACGCTCGCACGATCGTTGGCAAGAACGTGGCTTTGGTCGCAAACGTGGGCAGCACCTCCACCGGTGATTCCGCCTACGGTATTGATGGTTCTTCTGCCACCACTACCAACACTTTCCCCCTGCGCGTTGTTGATGTGATTACCGCATCCGCCACAGGCCCCCGTAGTGCTACAGCCACGACTTATTATGAGTTCGTCGTGAAACTCAACACTGCTCAATACAACGACGCCACCGGTGCGTAAGGAGTAAATCATGGCTATTTCACGCGCACAACTGCTTAAAGAACTGCTCCCCGGCCTGAACGCACTGTTCGGTTTGGAATATGCACGCTACGGCGAAGAGCACAAAGAGATCTACGAAACCGAAACTTCGGAACGTAGCTTTGAAGAAGAAACCAAATTGTCTGGTTTCTCTGCTGCACCAGTCAAAAACGAAGGTTCCGCCATCGCTTATGACAACGCACAGGAAGCATGGACAACTCGTTACAACCACGAAACCATCGCTTTGGGTTTCTCGATCACTGAAGAAGCGATCGAAGATAACTTGTACGACAGCTTGTCTGCTCGCTACACCAAAGGTTTGGCTCGCGCAATGGCTTACACCAAGCAAGTCAAAGGCGCTTCTGTGTTGAATAACGGTTTCAGCTCTACCTACACTGGCGGCGACGGCGTGGCTTTGTTCAGCACTGCTCACCCCTTGGTCTCCGGTGGTACCAACAGCAACACACCCGCCACTCAAGCTGACTTGAACGAGACTTCTTTGGAAGCCGCCGTGATTCAAATCGCTGCTTGGACTGACGAACGTGGTCTGTTGATCGCCGCCAAACCCAAGAAATTGATCGTTCCTCCATCATTGATGTTCGTGGCTACTCGCCTGTTGGAAACTGAACTCCGCGTTGGTACCAACAACAACGACATCAACGCATTGAAGAACAACGGTGCGGTTCCTGAAGGTTATACAGTTAACCACTTCTTGACCGACCCCAATGCTTGGTTCTTGACCACTGACGTGCCTAACGGTTTGAAACACTTCGTCCGTACTCCATTGCAAAATTCCATGGACGGGGATTTTGACACCGGCAACGTTCGCTACAAATCACGTGAACGTTACAGCTTTGGCTGGTCCGATCCTTTGGGCGTTTTTGGCTCTTCTGGTTCGTTCTAATAAACCTTTTGGTTTATAAAAGAAAGGGGCTTAGGTCCCTTTCTTTTTGGTGTATAATTCTCTGTGTCAAAACAGGAGAAGCAAATGGACACCACAAACCTACCCAAGTCCCGCGAGGAAGCGAAGCAAACTGGCAGCAAGTACTACTTCACCGGCCAGCCCTGCAAACATGGCCACATCGCCCCACGCAAAACCAAAGGCTCATGCTTTGATTGCCTCAAAGCCGAGTGGACAAAAGGGAACGAAACCCGCGCCGAGTACTTCAGGCAGTACAACCAATCGGACGCCGGCCAAAAAGCAAAAAAAGGATACTACGAGCGCAATAAAGAGGAAGTAATTGCCCGGGCGCAAGCCCGTCCTGACGCGGCAAAAACAGCGTATAAACAAGGGTACAAAGCCCGCAACCCTGATTTATACAAAGAGTTGGTCAGTCTACGCCGACGACGTTTTCGCCAAGCCACGCCAAAATGGTTGACCGCTGAACAAAAGCTTGAAATCCGTTTGCAATATCGTTTGGCGATTGAACTGAGCCGCACCACTAAACAGCGCTATGCAGTTGACCATATCGTCCCAATCCAAGGGGAGGAAGTCTGCGGCCTTCACGTGCCTTGGAACTTGCGCGTCATCACCCAAGAAGAAAATTTAAAGAAGTCAAACAAGCTTATTGACACCCCCTCGAAATGATGTATAGTCACCATACGTCTGGGAACTCACCTGTACCGGACTGGCCCAGCAGACGATGCAACGATTGGTACAGGGACTTTTGCATAAGGACTTTTTGTCATGGCACGTTCTACCTTCCAAGGCCCGATTCTCTCGGGCAATTCTCGTTTTGGCGGCATCCGCGATGTTGGCTACACCGACCTCGCTCAAGACTGCTCCATTGTTTTGACAAACACAACTGTCGCTACTGCTGGTTATTCCGGCGGCTCTGGCCAGTTTGTCAACGGCAATCAAATCCCCAACATCAACGGCACCGTCTACACGCGCAGCTCCACTGCTTATCCCCCCACTGCAGCAGTCATCACTGCTGACGCTGGCACAGGTGGCGCGGGTACTTTGTATCGCGGCGTTGTGTTCTACATCCCTGTTGGCTCCAACATCAACGATTTCTTGATCGACACCAACGTGGTGATTACCGCTACTGGCGGCACATTGGGTACCGTGACTGCAAGCATCGGCAACGCCTTCAACGACACCACCTACGGCAGCATCACCACTGTGAACGCCGCAACCGGTCGCAACACCATCACTCAAACTGGCGCGCAGTTGCTCGCAACCAATGCCACAACCTTTGATTTCACCAACCCAATGGGCGTGGTGGAGCCCGCTGGTTTCTCCCAAGTTGTCGTGACCTTCACCATCCCCTACACAGGCGGTTCGGGTACAACTCTGCCGACAATCACTGCCGGCACGCTCACCGCCGCAGTGCGCTACACCCAGCTCGATACAAACATCGGCACAGCTACTGCTTACCCATACGGTAACTTCGACTAATTGAGCGGGGGCTTCGGCCCCCTTCTTTGGCTTTAGGAGATACCTATGACAATGCAATATGACGTAAGAACCGCGAAGGTTCAAGGCGTTGGGTTTTTATACGTTGGCCGCGTGCGCTTGAAACAAGCCACCGTTATTGGTAACGGCACCGCCGGGTATGTTGATTTCTTTGATACCGCAGTTGCCCCGACAGCAGCTACCTATGGACGTAGTGGCACCACAGTGACAGTTACTTCTACTGGACACGGCTTGCAAACTGGCGCAAAAGTGGGGATTGCTTATGTTGCTGCGAGCAACGTGGCTCCGGTGTCAGGTAACTACACGATCACGGTGGTGGACGCCAACACTTTTACCATCACTGATTTAAACTCCGGCACGATCGCAACAAGCACAGTTTGTAACTACGTAGCAAATGGCGGAGCGTGGGTTCTAGGCATTAACACGGGTACTAATTTGCAACCGTATCAAGTGCTTTTGCCCGGCGAAGGTGCTTTGTGCCAAGCAGGTATTTATGCAAACTCGTCGAACATCACCTCTACGCAAGTGACGTATGGCTGATACCAAGCAAATTGAGCTCGCGGGGCGCAAGGTCTTCATTGCGATCCCCACGTACGATGGGAAGCTGAACATCAAGACGGCGTTCAGCTTGGCTCAACTCATGCCTTTGGCTTTCAACCACGGTGTTGGTATTCAGATGAGTTACATGGCTGGGTGCTCCATCATCCCGATGGCACGCAACTCTTTGGTCAATGAGTTCATGAAGTCCGACTGCACCGAGATGTTGTTCATCGACTCCGATGTGGTGGTCATGCCCGACGACGTGATGCGTTTGCTGGCGCAGAGTGGCGACAAAGACGTTGCTGCCGGCTTGTATCCCCGCCGCGCATCGGACAAATTCTTCTTCCTCGACATTCCCCGCGACGACAACGGCGACATGATCTTTGATGGGTCTATGCTCAAGGTCAACCGCGTGGGCACAGGGTTCATGCTCATCAAGCGCTACGTGATCGAGAAGCTCATTGCCGACCATCCCGAGTGGGAGTACGAGACCCGCGAGAACGAGACCGCGTTTGCTGTGTTTGACTTTGCCCTGCGCGACAGGAAGTACACCGGCGAGGACTACCTTTTCTGCGATCGCGCACGCGAGGCAGGCTTTGAGTGCTGGGTGGACGCTGAGATCAGCTTGCCACACATCGGCCAAGAAGAGTTCACGCGCGACTTTGTTGAAGACGTCATCAAGCCTATGCTGGAAGACCAGCGTCAGGCCAAATTGAAGGCGGCATAACATGGCAAAGACATCAGCATGGCAACGCAAAGAAGGCAAGAATCCCAATGGCGGCTTGAACGCCAAAGGGCGGGCGTCCGCAAAGAAGGAGGGGATGAACTTAAAAGCACCTCAGCCCGAAGGCGGAAAACGCAAGGATTCTTTCTGTGCGCGGATGGAAGGGATGAAGAAGAAATTGACTTCGACCAAGACCGCCAAAGACCCAGACAGCCGGATTAACAAAAGCCTGCGGGCATGGAAATGTTGACATGGAAATGATGGTTTGGAACGCTTTGCTGACCGCATTCATTGGTCTGTTGTCTTGGAACTTGAAAGAGAAGTCCACTGAGCTTTCTCGCCTGACAATCTTGCTGAACCGCACCCGCGAGGAAATTGCGCGAGACAACGTGACTCAGGCCGAGATGGACAAGTTTCTTTCACACATCGATTCACGATTCGATAAACTCAACGACAAGCTTGATGCTTACATGAGGGAGCAGCGAAGTGCCATCAACTAGCAAAAAACAGCACAACTTCATGGCGGCGGTCGCCAACAACCCAGAGTTTGCAAAAAAAGCTGGCGTTCCACAATCCGTTGGTGCAGAATTCACTGCAGCCGACAAAGGTAAAAAATTCGGTGGCGAACGCCCCGATAGACAAGTTGTTAACAAGCCGGAAACTCGTCATGGGGAATCGGCACTTTTTAAAAAAGGTGGTTCTATGAAAGCGAAAAAAATGGCGAGCGGTGGCAACACTACTGGCAAAGGCCCAAGCAAAGAAAGCAAGGGCTTGACTAAAGAAACTATGGCCAAGGTGCGCACTGCTGCTCCTAGCCGTGATGGTTTGGCCGAGCGCGGTAAGACCAAAGGCATGTTGCCCAAAATGGCTGGTTCCACAACCGGCATGAAACGCGGCGGCAAAGCCAAGGCTTAATCATGGCCAAAGACAAAGTCTTCACGGCTGACCAAGGCCAGCCCCCCAAAGAACCTGATGACGCATCTGCGGGTAAACCCGTGGCCAAAAAAGACCAACCTGAACAGTTGGGCAGCGGCATCATGGTGAAAAAAGCAAAAGGCGGCACTGCATCAAGCCGTGCCGATGGCTGCTGCGAACGCGGCAAAACGAAAGGACGTTACTTATGAAAATGGATCACGCACCCCTGATGAAGGAGCCAACTCCTCATCACCCCCATCATGTGCACCACGTAGAGAAACACCACGGCGGCGATGGCCATAAACACCATCACCACATTTATGGTGAACACAAAGCTGGCCACATGAAAGAGCACGAAAAAGTCGAAGCCATGTGCGGCGGCGGAATGGCGAAACGCAAATGATGGCCAGTCGCGGTATGGGGGCAGTGCGCCCCTCTAAGATGCCAAGCGGTACGCGCAAAGCACGCCGCGACGACACCGACTTCACCGAGTACGCCGAAGGCGGAAAGGTGGGGTTGTATGCGAACATCAACGCCAAGCGCAAGCGTGGTGAAAAGATGCGCAAACCCGGCGCTAAAGGCGCACCAACGGATGAGGCTTTCATCAAGTCAGCTAAAACCGCGAAGAAAGCCAAAGGCGGTAAGGTTGGAAAAACCCTAGCAGAACTCGCCGAGTATCGGAGAAAATGATGGCTGAAAAATGGATTCAAAAAGCGATTAAGAAACCCGGCGCTTTGCACAAAGAATTGGGTGTTGCAGAAGGTAAGAAAATTCCCGCCAAGAAATTGGCTGCAGCAGCTAAGAAACCCGGGATTGAAGGCAAACGAGCACGTCTCGCCGAGACGCTCAAAGGGCTAAAGAAATAATCATGGCAAATACAACTTCCGGCACCGCAGGATTCAATCTTCAACTTGTTGAACTTGTTGAGGAAGCGTTTGAACGCGCCGGTCGGGAGTTGCGTTCTGGCTATGACTTGAAGACCGCTCGCCGCAGCTTGAACATCATGTTCGCTGAATGGGCCAATCGCGGCATCAACATGTGGACAATCGACTCGGGCACCATCAACTTGGTGCAGGGTCAAAACACATACCCTATTCCAAACGATACCGTGGATTTGCTTGAGCACGTCATCCGCACGCAGGCAAACAGCACTTCCGGCCAAGCTGACTTGACCATAACACGCATTAGTGTTTCTACCTATGCAACCCTTCCAAACAAACTGCAACAGGCTCGTCCAATTCAGGTTTGGGTGCAAAGACTGGATGGTCAGACGTTTAGCACAGGCTACACCCTTGCAAGCAGTATTGGCGCAACAGATACCACGATCCCGCTGAGTAGCACAGCAAACTTGCCCAGCACTGGGTTCATCCAGATTGACGCCGAGACGATTGGGTATGGGTACATCTCCGGCAATACGCTCTACAACTGCGTGCGCGGGCAGAACAACACAACCGCTGCGGCGCATAGCGCGAACGCGGGGGTGAACCAACAAAACTTGCCGTGCGTTACCGTGTGGCCAACCCCAGATGGCTCGCAACCGTATCAGTTCGTGTATTGGCGCCTGCGCCGCACGCAGGATGCGGGCAATGGTGTGAATGTGATGGATGTGCCTTTCCGCTTCATCCCAGCGATGGCGGCGGGCTTGTCATTCCACATCGCCAACAAAATCCCCGAGGGTATGCCCAAACTTGGCGTGCTGAAGCAACAGTACGATGAGGCGTGGGAGCTCGCGGCCTACGAAGATCACGAAAAAGCCTCGATTCGGTTTGTGCCGCGTCAGCAGTTCATTGGGAACACGATCTAAATGGGAAACAGATTTGCATCCGGCAAATGGGCGATTGCCGAGTGCGACCGCTGTGGGCAGAGGTATAAGCTCAAGCAGTTGCGCAAAGAAATCGTCAAGACCAAGAACTACGACTTGCTGGTCTGTCCCG